TAGCTTTAGAAAATGAAATTCGTAGAGTTGCAAGTCTAGACCCGAGACTTGACATCAATATTATTAAAGCATTCCCGCAAGATTTAGGTATTCTTATAGAACTACAAATGTCAGTAAATCCTTTCAATAACCCGTCGACTGTGGGTATATTTTTGAATCAACAAACTACCCAAGCTAGTATTACTGGTTCATAAGCAAAAAACACACTTTTTTGATTGTGATAAATATATTCATAGCAAAAGAGTATATTTATGGCAACCAGTTCAAGACAATCTGCACTATTCGGGCTTAACGATTGGAAGACTATCTACCAAACGTTCAACCAGGCTGACTTTAGAAGTTACGATTACGACACGTTACGCAAAGCATTTATTGATTATTTGCGTGTATACTACCCTGAAAATTTCAACGATTATACTGAGTCATCTGAATATATTGCTCTCCTAGATGTTATTGCGTTTATGGGCCAAGGTCTTGCTTTCCGTGACGATTTGAATGCTCGTGAAAACTTCATGGATACTGCTGAACGCCGAGACTCTGTTATTAAACTTGCTAATCTTGTTAGCTATACTCCAAAAAGAAGTCTTGCAGGTCAGGGTTATCTTAAAGTAACCAGTATATCAACTACACAGAATATTACCGATATTAACGGTGTAAATCTAAGTAACACTAATGTATTATGGAATGATCCAGCCAATCCAAATTGGTTAGAACAAATGAATACCATTTGGAACGCGGCAATGGTAAATACACAAAAGATTGGTAAGCCTGGCAATGTTAATGATCTATTAGGTGTCACCACTAGTGAATATGCGCTTCAAATTGCACCAAATGCACTTCCAATTATTCCATTCACTTCTTCTATAAGTGGTGTTAGTATGAACTTTGAATTATGCAGCGTCACTTCATTGAATGAAGACTATGTGTATGAAATCTCCCCTGCTCCTAGTGGAAGATTTAACATGTTATATCGTAATGATAAACTAGGATTTGGTTCTCCTGAAACTGGATTCTTTTTCTACTTCAAGCAAGGTACATTGCAGAACTATGACTTTACTTTGCAGCAGCGGATTTCAAACCAAAACATTGCTATCAGTAATATTCAAGGAGTGAATAATACTGATACTTGGCTATATCAATTTAATACCGATGGCACCAGAATCGAATGGAAGAAAGTTGCTAATATTTACGCCGATGCATATCTACAGACTGAAGGAACTGCGAGAAAAATTTTCTCAGTGGATTCTGGATTTAACGACTCTGTTTCCTATATATTTGGGGATGGGGTATTCTCTGAAATTCCAGTAGGCAACTACCGAGCTTATGTCCGATCCGGTAATGCACTGACATACACAATATCTCCTAATGAAATGAGCAATATTTCAGTAGCATTCACTTATGTAGATCGGCTTGGTAAACCACAGACCCTTACCGTTGGTCTCACTCTTCCGCTAACTGTTAACAATGCTCAAGCTCGTGAAACATTAGCTGACATCAAACAACGTGCGCCTACTCGTTATTATACTCAGAACAGAATGGTTAACGGGGAAGACTATAACAACTTCCCGTATACTCTTTATAGCTCAATCATTAAGTCAAAGGCACTTAACCGGTCTTCAGTTGGCGCATCAAAGAACTTAGATTTGCTTGACCCTACTGGTAAGTATTCAAGTACAAACTCATTTGGTTCTGATGGAGCAATTTATCAAAGTCAGTCCGAAGGCGATTTGGCATTAACTATCAATACTACTAGTGATATTATTTCGTTCTTTACAAACAATCTTGCCTCAGTACTTGGATTGAATAAGGCAAATCAATACTATGTTCAGACCTATCCAAGATATACCGTGACTTCTGTTGATAGTCCAGTGACTCCCGCTACTCAGATAGTGTATTGGAAAACTAGTACAGTAGATACTAGTACGGAATCCGGATATTTCTATACAGTAACCGGTGCTCTAGAGATTCCAACTTCAATTGGTGTGTTTGCAACTACTAATATCAAGTACATTACGACCGGCGCCCTCCTAAAGTTCTTAGCACCTACTGGTCAGTATTTTGATGCTGATAACAGATTGCAGACTGGTATCCCGGGACCAGGGGACGCATCATTCATGTGGACTACTGTTCTTAATGTGGTCGGCGATGGTTCTAACAACGGCGAGGGTAGCTTTGCAAATGGTACTGGTCCGGTTAAGGTCAACGGTTATGTTCCAGATGGCGCAATATTAGGTGTGGTAATTCCAGTATTTGATAATAGCATTCCAAGCGAACTAATTCAAGAAGCTGTGATCCGTATGGAACTAAATCAAAACTTTACCCTAGTTTTTGACAACTCACTATTAGTCAACCAACAGCGCTGGTCAATTGCAAAATATACTAACCCCGATTACTTTGTAAAGTTTACAAGCACTGCAAATGGTAGATATACGGTTACTTATAAAGCATTGACGTACTATTTCGGTTCCGTAAATGATACTAGATTTACGTTTAACCTTAATGAAATCGTATATGATCCGTATTCAGGCAAGATCCTTCAAGATTTCATTAACATGCTATCAATCAATACTCAACCTGGATCAAGTAGTGCATTGGGGAAAGATTACAATGTAAATATTGTTGGTCAAACTACATTAAGTGATGGTTATATTAATGATTTTGAAGTAGAAATTGCTGCGACTGACGTTAATAATCGCCAGTTGATTCTAAACCCAGACTACTTCAACGAAGTTACTGGTTATGTCAATGGCGGCGCCAATATTGGTGTATATGTGTTCTTTGAAACTGTACAAGACCCGATAAATTTATCTAGACAATTCATTGTGCCTAGTAGCGACATTGTTTATGTTTATCCTACTCTTACTCAAATTGAAACTGTAAAGTACGATTATCCGGTTGGTCAAGTATTTTATGCATACAATGACAATAAATTTTATGTGTCAGTACAAGACCCTACTGTAATTATTCCAACATATACAATGGTGGTACAGCCTCAGTACTCGGTGAAGTCCGGTCGCCAAGGACTATCATTCCAATATCGACACAACTCAAACAATACTACTCGTATTGATCCGGCAACAACGAACATCATTGACTTGTATGTGGTTACTCAGGCTTATTATACTTCTTACCAAAACTACATTCAAGATACTACTGGAACAGTCCCAGAACCTAATCGCCCTACGATTAATCAATTAAGTCAAGACTATGGTCAAGTCCAAGACTATAAAATGTTGTCGGATTCTGTAATTCTAAACAGTGTCGTGTTCAAGCCCTTATTTGGACCTAAGGCTGCTGTTGCATTGCGCGGCACTATTAAAGTCATTAAGAATAGTGCAACTAGCGCGAGTGACAGTGAAATTAGAAGTGCAGTGCTAACTGCAATGAATACCTATTTTAATGTTAACAATTGGGATTTTGGTGATACTTTCTACTTCTCAGAACTAAGTGCATATCTCCACTCAGAGTGTGGCGAATTAGTTAGCTCTACTGTGCTAGTATCAAACGATCCTGAAAAACCATTCGGAGATTTGTATGAAATTAAATGTCTACCCTACGAAATTTTCGTAAATGCTGCAACGTCAAATGATGTGCTGGTTGTTCCGGCCCTCACACCCGCTGAATTACAGGTAAGATAAGTATATACATGGCTAGAATTAGAACACTAAACTTCCTACCGGAAGTATTTCAGACCCCAAGTAATGCTGAATTTTTGGCAGCTACCCTTGATCAGCTTGTAAGCCCACCTAGTTTACTGAGGATTCAGGGATATGTAGGTAGCAAGCTGGGATATGGGGTCAATGCGGATGACAAATATGTTCCTGAACCTTCTAAGGAGCGCATCGACTATCAGCTTGATCCAGGTGTAGTATTCACAAAACCAAATGAGTCTACAGCTAAAGATTTTATCACATATCCAGGTATGGTCAATGCAGTCAATATGCAAGGCGGTATCACAGACGACCATAGCAGATTGTTTAAAAGCCAATTCTACTCATGGGATTCGTTCTGTGATCTAGACAAACTAATTAACCACAATCAGTACTATTGGCTTCCTGACGGGCCTCCGTCTGTCACAGCCGCTGCTGCTATCGTCTATCAGAATCAAAACTACGTGGTCACTGATCTACCAAATGGTTATTCAATTTCCCTTGCTGAATCGGGCGCCGGCACCGGAAGTATTAATCCAACGCTTACACTACTTCGTGGCGGGACATATACTTTTGCTGTAAATCAAGATTCTCAGTTTTGGATTCAAGGCGAACCGGGAACATCAGGCTACTCACTTACTCAGCCCAATCAACCGGTCCGAGATGTATATGGCGTTTCAAACAACGGCGCATCAGCCGGCGTAGTAACTTTCAACGTTCCGGCTAAAGATGCACAAAATCAATACGATTTTCCAATCAACAATGTAGTTGATGTTGTATCAACTATGCCATTTGATCAAGTTAACGGGCAGCTTCTTTCAACAGTAGGCAACATTGACGGCGTTACTGGTCTTGAAGGGTTGCGAGTTGTATTCTATGATACTGGTGTGGTAAACGAGATTGGATACACCTCATCATATTTCGCTGAAACTGAATATGACACCAATGACAATTTAATTGTAGCACCGCTTACACTGAATGTCAATAGCTGTGACACCACATCATTCACGTTGACTTCAGGTAGCACCAGTGTTCTGAATGTAAATAATACGGTGACCTTCAGTGGATTAACGTTCGGCGGCATCAACACTGGACAGATTTACTTCATCAACAACATAATTGACAGTACCTCGTTCTCTATCTCATTAGAACCAAATGGCGCTACAGTGCCGCTTTCAGCCGGTACGGGTTCAATGGTTGTTAATATCAATCAGGGTTTATATGAAGAAGGTTATTACAGCACGGTAGCTAATAATTACTATCGTATTCAATACATCGGTGGATTAGCCGACCCTATACTTAGACTTGTACCCGACGGTACAATTATTGAAAATGAAAAGATTACTCCTGCAATTGGTGTAGAATTTGCTAATAGACCACTATTTAAAAATTCATTAGGCGGGATCCAGTTAATTCCTTATATTACTGCTCCGCTGAGTACGTTGTATTATCAAGATGGTACCAGTGCAAATAAAGTTGGTATCATCCGCATCATCGACAGCAATAATAGTAATACGTTAAACGTTGTAACCGATGTGTTGGGTAAAAAGAATTTTACTTCGACTAATGGCGTAGTATTCACTAACGGTCTAAAAGTTCAATTTGATGGTGATGTTATCCCTGCTAGTTACCTTCAAGGTGAGTACTACGTGCAAGGAGTCGGAACAGCTATTGAGTTAGTTCCTGTAAATAATTTAGTAGTTCCAGAACAGTTTTCACAGGGTGAGTATGTGCCATGGGATATGGCCGGTTGGGATATCGGCAATTACGATATCAATCTTTATCTTCCGGTACTAGAAGATTACATTACTGTTGCTCGCAACTCTATTAATAATAATGCGTGGTCCCGCAGTAATCGCTGGTTCCACATTGATGTTATTAATGCAACTGCGACATATAACAACAATCCTGAAACAATAAATCTTGCAAATAGTAATAACAAGGCAACGCGACCAATCATTGAATTCTATCCAAATCTCAAGCTTTGGAATTCTGGCGCTATCGGGAAGGCCCCGATTGACTTTATTGACATGAAGGCTACCGATGCACTGTCAACTGTGCCTGGTTCACTGAACTACTATCCTGATATTCAAGTATATACTACAGCTACTGCAACAATTGATGCTAGTCCGACTACTCCGGTCGCCCCTGCTACTTTTGTTGCGGGCAACTCATATGAGATTAGCACCCTAGGAACAACTACTGACTGGAATGATATTGCGGGAACCACAAGCCAAACTTATATCGTTGGTGACACGGTTGTATGCGTGAATGTAGGATCAGGGGACGGATTTGCCGTCCCGCTTGCAACAACCACTACTGTGACAGTTCCGGTAAATGCAGTAACTGGCACACTTGAAGCCTTTATGTATATCGGTGATTCTGCAAACATTCTTCCAAACAACTCAATCATTACTGCGTTGTCATCAGACGGCACTGATTACACGATGACGGTGACTTGGGACACTCCTCAGAATGTAACAACCGGAACTAATGTGTCGCTAGTTGCTTCCGCAACTACTATTGACAACTATGCGCTGTTCCCCGGAGCAAGAATTGTGTTTGCTGCCGATACTGACAGAACTGTTAGAAATAAAATCTACGTTGCAGAACTTTCAGTTGTGACAGCCGGCGATCCTCCTGTAATTACCCTTACTATTGCAGAAGACGGTGACGTTTTAGCTGACACTGCAATTGTTGTGACTCGCGGGTACACTAATCGAGGACTATCGTTTTGGTTTGATGGACTAGAATGGATCACTGCACAAGAAAAAATCACAGTAAATCAGCCACCTCTATTTGATATATATGACGCAAACGGCATCAGTTTGGGTGACAATGATTTCTACTCCGGTACTTCTTTTGCTGGATGTAAGTTGTTTGCATATGGAATAGGCGTTGGAACAAATGATCCTGTATTGGGTTTTCCTATCCGATACAGCGCACTTTCAAACGTAGGCGATATTAGCTTTGACGTATCGTTAAATGCCGATACATTCTCCTATGTCTCTAATGGTAACCCATTCACAGATAATGTCAACATTGGGTACGTGTATAATTACACCTCCGGAACTGAATACGTGAGACAATTGGGTTGGGAAAATGCAGTTGCGGATAGTGATCAGTATCAAGTCTTTGAATTTGAGTATGACATTGAAAATCCAGTAACATTCCTAGAATGTGATATTGCTGCACTACCTAATCTTGCCCTTGATGAAAAGGGCTGGCCGCGTGTTAAGGTATTCTACAACAATGTTTATCAATACGGTGGATATAGCTCTGGTGCAATTAATAACGCAGACTATACATATGCTATTGGGACAAACACTACTACTATTACGTTAGTTAATCCACCGTCAGTAAGCACCCCTATTCAAGTGCTTGTGCTAAGTGACCAAGTAAGTAGCGTTGCTTACTATGATCTTCCTGTAAATTTGACTAATAACCCACTTAATGAAGATTTGACAATTACTAACATTGGTGATATTAGACAACAGTACCGTGACATCTTTATTAACTCACCGCTAATTCAAGGTGAAATTTTTGGTGCTAATAACTACCGTGACTGTGGCAATCTTGTTCCTTACGGTACTGAGATTATTCAAAACTCAGCGGCTATGGTATTACCGGGCGCATTCATGCGTAATCCGGCACACAACCTATTTGACGCCCTATTATTCAACTCGCGTGAATATATTAAGTTCAAGCAGTTACTTGTTGACACTGTTCAAAACACTGATTATGTACAGCGTTACACACCTGCCGCAATTCTTGACGATGCGCTAGATCAGATAACTGCCGCTAAAAGTCAGATTAATGCATTCTTTTGGTCGGATATGCTTCCGAACAAGATTCCGTATTTGAGCAACACTTACGTATTTAATAATGATTTAGACCGTACAATCTACCCGTTAAGCCAAGTGTATGATTTTGATGCTGCAAACTATAATGGTGTTCTTGTTTACCTACAGAGAACAATCGACGGTGTTCGTCTTGAAAAACAACTTTTAGTAGGATTTGATTATACTATAAGCTCTACTTCGCCATCGTTGCAAATCACGTTACCGTTACTTGCAGGCGACAATGTAGTAATCAAAGAATATAATCAAACTTACGGTTCATATGTTCCTAATACTCCTACTAAGCTAGGCGTGTATCCTGCATTCGAGCCTTCAGTCGTTCTTGACTCTGACTATATGGTCCCGACTTACTTTATTCTAGGTCACGACGGATCATACACTAAACTTTATGGTGACTACAACGCTGATCTTGGCATTCTTATTGACTTCCGCGATCAGGCATTACTAGAGTTTGAAACAAGAATCTACAACAACCTCAAGTTGACCGAGCGTGTAGAAATACGTGACTATGAAATTCTACCAGGATATTTCAGACAGGGCACCTCAACGTACACATATGACGAATTCTTATCAATGTACTCACCGATGTTCTTGAATTGGGTTGGTCAAAATCGTCTTGACTACAAAACTCAGTACTTTTCAAAGGTCGCGGAGTTTACCTACAACTACACTAATTCAGCATTCAAGACTACTCAACTACCAATCCAGCAGGGCTATTGGAGAGGTGTATA